TCTTTTTTAAATGAGAATCATTATCATCTACATAATCATTATCATATTCATTATCATATTCATTATCATTATCGGGTTTTGTGGGTTCTTTTGGGTTTCCAAATAACCCAGTGGGTTTTGTGGGTTCTTTGGGTTCTTTTGGGTTTTCACTTTTCGGACGTCCCCCCTTAGAACCATTGCTCTTATTCCTTTCCACAATAGACATATACTTTTCAGTATCCCTGTCTATATCTATCTTTATAAAGTTGAAAGCAATATTTGCCATAGGTTTCAACCCCCGAAGATTTCCCGTTGTCGCATACTCAATTATGCTTTCGTAAATCTCCAGCCTGACATCATCCGGCAAATCCTTGATTGCTTCTCTCCACCCTTTATAAAAGATGAATGAATTTCTTTCCATATTTTAAGGGATTATACTCCGATTAGTAATAAAACTCACAGACCTTTTGCTTCCTTCAGTTTTTTCGCTTCTTCCTTGTAATGAGTAATCAGCTTTTCTAATTGAAAGTCACTAAATTGCTTAGTAACATTTTTCTTGGCTTCCAGGATCAGCACATTTCGTTCACCATACTTGGCAACTAGACGTCTGCGATAATCCTGAATATTTCCTTCCATGAAGCGGTTACAATGTGAACATTGAGCATTGCAGTTCATTTCATCAAAGCGAGTACTCATGTGTTGGCGGTTGATGTAATGACCGCAATCTGCTTTATTGAAAGGCTTTATTTTACCACATGAAATACACTGAAAATATCCATTAGGCATCGTATCACGATAACGGATGAATAAACTAAATATTCTGTCTAGTTTATCGACAAGATCAGGTTTCTTCTTGACCTTAACACCTTCTACCTCGAAAAGAGGCTTTTTCTTTTCTTTCTTCTTGTAATTTCTCCACATGATAATTAAAATACTACATTGGTTAATTGACGGCCACGACTCATTATACACCATTTTCCCTTTTCAGGCTGTTCTATGCGTAACTCTTCAACACGCCCAAAACGCCGGAAATTCCCACTCAAATCAACAACCCAACCCTCTTTACCTTGGCAGGGACGAATAACACGACCGACCATTTGATAATAGAGGGAAAGGGATTTGGTTGGACGTGCAAGAACAACCGTATCAAGCTCCGGGTAATCGAATCCGGTTGTAAGTACTCCGACATTAGCAACAACTTTTATTCTTCCATCTTTAAAACCTTTCAGAATTCGTGCCCTTTCTTCCTTTGGAGTAGAACCGCTAACGATCGCACAATTAGGAATTTCGGAAGCCAGTTTTTCAGCTTCACGAATAAACCTCGTGAATATTAAAATACCTTTGCGTGGTATGCCCGATTTGGGGTTCAACAGACGTTTTGTCCATCCAACTATATCTTTGTATATGTCCACACGTTCAAACTCTTGCAGAAGACTTTTTTCATCGTAATCTGCACCAGTAGAATTAGTCCTGACTCTACTTAAATCCAACTTTGTAATATCATAGTATTTCAAACTTGCGAGAAATCCTTTAGCAAGTAGTTCACTCACCTGACAGTGATAAATAACATCAGTGAAAACCTTTGGCCGGGTACGAGTTATAAATTTAAGCATAGCACCACCTCTTCCTGAACATAATCTGTAAGGAGTCGCTGTCAGCCCAATAACTTTCCTTTGCTCATCTTCAAAGAATTCCTTATACATTCCTTTCTCCGGATTCACTAAATGACATTCATCAATCAGAACGTGCTTGAAATGTTTGAAGAAACTCATGTGTTTCATCACACTACCAATCATAGCAAACGTAATACGATTGATATCCTTTCTTCCGGCAGAAGCTGAATAAACTCCACAATCGAATATGCCGTATGATTGAAGTTTCGCAAAATTTTGTTCGAGTATTTCCTTGCTAGGCTGGAACACTATCAGCGGCCCGTCTATCCGTGCAGCTATATTGGCAATGACAAGGGACTTCCCGGCACCAGTGGGAAGAACTATCACGTAGTTTTTCTTTTCCTTAGATTTAAAAACGCTGACCGCTGCATCACTAGCACTTTTTTGGTAGTCTCTTAACTGGTATGTCATAATTTGATGTGATATTTATGAACTTTCGAATGACAGTCACCACAAAGGGTAACGAGACAATCAAGATGTTCAAGCTCATGACCAACGATTGATTTTCCGTTAACCCTGTATGTTTTGTGGTGAATCTCTAAATTAAAGTCTTTACCGCACATCTGGCATTTATGTCCGTCCCTAATACGAACTTTACGCTTGGCTTCTTCCCAATCTGGATTATTCACAAGCCGCTTCACATAGTTGGACTTCCTGCCTTTTTTGTGCTGCAATCTACTCATCGTCTTCCGGTTCTTCTTCAGGAAGTTTATCAGACAGGTCTTCTTCGAACTTGTCCCCATAATCTTCTGTATCATCAATAGGACGTTCTACTTCAGGATATTCAATACCAAACAAATCAAGCATCGCTTTTCTGTTTCGATCTTCCTGTGCCCAAAGAGAACGTTTGTCCCAATCAGGAATTTTTTCAGCTTTCACAAGCTTAAACTCACCGTTCACCCATGAATAATACAGGAAATATCCATCAAGAGCAAACCGGATCGTATTCTTACTTGAAAGATGATACTCCCTCGTCCCCTTTTTGACCTCGGCAGCCAGGTCTTTAATTTCAGTCTTAATAGAAGCTAACCTGTCTTGTGCATCACTCTTAATTTTCTTTGCACGTTCAATGGCTTCCAACAGTTCACGTTCGCGTTTGGGGACCTCATTCTCTTGCTTGATGCAATACTCTTCACGAATTTCGGAAATCTCAAATTCATCCAGTAAACGTTGTGTCACCTCACTTTCAGGGAATGTAGCATTGAAATGCTCATTCACCAACTTTATCAATTCATCTACATTCGTAGAACCCTGAAATAAAACAGGGGGAAATTTTTCCCGAATAGAATCGGGAACTACAAACTCGATTGTCTCGGGTTCGTAGTTTCTCAAATTTGCAATCATAAATTATAAAAGGATTAATTAGTACCGGTTTTGGTACTCATGAATAAAATCTAAGTAATGCTGGTCTTCAGGCAATGGAAGTGTAATACCAAACTCGGTGGCCGCATCTATTTTCACGCTTTCCATGAAATTATGCATCTCTAAAGTATTAAGTTTACTTGTTCCTCGCACAATAGTTTCCACCTTACCATTCACATGAACCTGTTTCACAAGAAACTTCTTACAATACAAGTCATGTATATCCTGAACTCCAGCAGCAGTGCTCCAATACTCTTCACCTGTGTATTCACGCAAACAGGCACCAATACACTGAAACCATTTCCACATGAGAGCATTTTGATTTAATGTTCTCGGCTGTGTTTTTTTCTTAATGGTTACAGTGTATTCTCCATTACGAAGTGTGCTGCACATGAACTCGAAAGACTTATCCATTTGGATTTTGCCATCTTTCTTCGTCAATGTTGCTTCCATAACCTATCAGAATGGCAAATCGTCCTTGGTCGGTGGTGGCGGTGGCGGGCACTCATTCACCGCACTTCGAGTCTGATTATTGGTGTGTTCCGGAAGAGGTGGCGGTGGTGGCGCTTGTTGAGGCTTAACAGAAAGCATCTCCATATTATCAACAAAAAGTTCTGTAATATACCGTTTAATTCCTCTGCTATCATCATAACTCCGAGTTCTTATCTTTCCTTCCAGATACAACTTGTCTCCCTTATGGACATACTTCTCAACAACATCGGCAAGACCACGCCAAACAACAATATTATGCCATTCAGTTCTTTCAGGAACCTGTGTTCCATTGGCAAGGGTATAACCTTTTTCAGTGGTGGCAAAGGAGAAAGTGGCCACTTTAGAACCAGCTTCCAAAATTCTAATATCGGGGTCTTTGCCAACATGCCCGATAAGCATCAATTTATTTAAACTCATGATTTATCCTCCCTTATTGTTACACGGATACTATCAGCTTTAGGAACTGTTTTGATATACTTAGAATATAATTCCGGATAGTCAGCCTGAAACTTTTTAGTATCAAAATTGTCACTCGTAGAAGCGGGTGTATAACTAACTCGCAATCTTCCGGCATCCCATGACTTGACACCATTCTCACGCATAGCAGTTTTCAATTTTGCCTTATAATCTTTCTGAATCTTGGTTAGATCTGCAAGTTCTTCCTCAATCCCGATTATAGTATTTACAAGCTGCATTGGAATAAGTAACTTGTCATCATCAGGGGCAGGAACGGGAAGATTGGATAGATATTGCTCACCCTTCTTCTCGCATTCCATTAACTTCTTGACTTCTTTATCAGACTTACGGCTAATTTCAACAAATTCATGTTTATTACCACGCAACCAAGTGCTAAACAATTTATCAACTTTGAGTAATGGATTTTGAAGTTCAAAGAAATAAGCATAGATTGACAACTGCCAACTTAAATACTCCTTATCAAGATGAAGGGTAGTTTTGATGTCAACAAGACTAATTCTACCGGCTTTCTCCCAAACACAATCTATATTCGATGCAAAGTATTCGTTATCAGAAACGGTATATTCATTGGCAAGCGCCTTATATCCGGCATTTACCCTCATTCTGATATAATTCTCTGCTTCAATACTTTCAGGAGGTAAGCCTGTTACATCAGCAAACTGGCATTGAGCATGAATAAGGCTACCCTTCTCTGCAGCTCTCTTCAATACAAAATCGGGGACATCTTTATATTTGTCAGGGAACAACTGCCGGCTAATCATACCGGTTATACCTTGCAACTGTTTTTCACCGAGCATATAAGTGTGGTTTTCCTCATTGAAAACCACACTGGATTTCACTAATTCTATCATTATTATCAATTTCTAGGAGGATACGTTTTCTGCATGTCAATAGTTATGTTTCTGAACTCCTTATTATTGTGAAGTTCGGGATGTTCAGCCCAAACTCTCTCAAGCTCTTCGCGGCTTTTAACACCAGTCATTTGTTTAATTGCACGATCCAGGTCTACACCAGTATATACTTTGCCCGAAGCGTTTGAAGCAGAAACATTGGGAGCATATACTTTTTCCTTTGTATTACCATAAGCAAAACGAACGCGGTTTTTATTGTCCACAATAACAAGTAAAATAATCTCCTTTTGCTCGTTATAACCAATCTCTTTTACACTGAATTTGGTGTATAGAGCAGGAGAACCTGTTTTGCTCTGATATATTTCATTTTTCTCAAGTGGAATCCAAATGAAAGGACCCGTATAAAGTTCACGCCCAATTCCCCAGTTAAATCCTGCACGTTTAAAGGCGTCCGAAGCCTGCCCTTTCTCTTTTTCTGTGCTAGATTCTGTCCCAACATCCTGTTTACTCACCCATTCCTTCTTTTCATTATCCCAAATGGACAACGTACAGAATAGATTCCCATTAACGACATCATGGTGCCGTTTCCAGTTCATTTCTCCGAACACTTCATCAAGTATTCTCATGTCTACTCGAGCATCCTTGTATAATAGCAAGGAGCAGCCCGAACCGTCCGGTTTCATAGTACCAACCCTACATTCAATTTCAGAAGCTAGAAGCGGTCTGATAGAATTTTTCTTCTTCTCTTCATTCTGAACCGTTGATACAGTGTTTTTTCTCGCTGTCATAATTCTAATTTAATGGTTTGACTTTTAGTTCATTACATCAGTAAAGGTAATCGTTATTGACAAGTTTAGCAAACAGAAACTTCGCCATTTTAACGCCATTTTCAGGTAGTAAAAACTGTCTGTACGATATTGTACAGGCAGAAAAATAAAAAAATGAATAATCCAATGTACCTTATGGAACGGCTACGCTTTGAAGGGTGTACGGCTCCCTGATTTATACATAATGTAAATGCTAGTGGACGGAACCGGAGTCGAACCGGTCTCACGGAATATTGGTGCACCTCACCGCAGTTTCAACCAACGATATACATATCCGCCCGATTAATTAAAAAGGTGCACTATCTTCACAGACCATACACCCCAATCACAAACACAAAACAAAACTCATGAACTACTATAATTTAATTAGGATCAGAAGGGTGAATGGCGTGGGGATCGAACCCACATCACGCATATCTGCGTATGCTGCCAATTACACCAGCCATCCGTTTTAAGTGAACTATTCTCACGAACCATTCACCTAGAACACAAACACAAAATAAAACACGACATTAACTATTAAATAGCACTCTCACGAGCTTCTTGCTTCCGGATAGCCGTTCAAAGCACACCGGAATAGTATAGAACAATTAAAACTCAAATAACAGGGGCTTTAACCCTACAGCGTCCTTTTCGCTGGCAACATTAGTTAAACATAAAAAGAAAAATTCTCTGTGAAGGAACCCGGACTCGAACCGAGATGATAGATTACCTATGTATGACTTTCTTCAATCTATCTGCATACTTGCGTTTACCAATTCCGCCATTCCTTCAGGTCGTAGCCAGACGCTTCCGGCTACATTGATTGTATATATAATGCAAATATATTTTCACCCTCACGGGTTACTTAACTCTGATTGAGTTGAGCCGGGAAACGGATTCGAACCGCTGACCTCATGTAGAAACATGCGCTCTAACCAACTGGGCTATCCCGGCAGATGCCCGGCGAACCGGGCTAAATAAACATGACAAATACTAAAATTAAGCAATGCAGACCTTCACAGGCTATCTTTATTTTGTTTCCTATCTTCGTAGTATCGAAAACAGATATAATTCACTGATACGACAGTAACCAATACAAAAGCAGCAATAAATTCTTTCTTGCTAACTTCAATGCTATCTATAAGATACAGTGTTGTCCATAAGGCAATGAACATCATGGCATACTGTATCACTTTAATCTTTTTCATTTCTTCCGTTTTTTAGATTTAACTTTCCTTCCCGCACATCGGCAATGAAGTAATACTTGAGCAGCATTACAATGCCACTTGCCGTTTTGGACATTAGTGGGCTTATCACTTTCAATCTTACCCGCTTCTATAAGATTCATCAATTTCTTTTCCCCACCCACATAATACGCAGACTTATCTTTTCCAAACGTTTCTGTAGAAAACAGACGGAGAATATTATCTAGCAATATTTCAGCCATTTCACCTCTGATCATCTCAACAAGCAAGGTAGTTATGCAATTCTGGTTACTATAAACTGCATATTTTTTACATCTGACTTTGTTTTCCAAGCCATTCCTTCAGCTTTTTCTTTATAAAGCCGAGCATTCAATGTATTAGTTACAGACGGTTTCTGAACGATAGGAAATACTTCTATTGCACCAACATCCATACTCCGTAATACATCAATTACGTTACGTCTCTGAATATCCTTTTCCATACAATCTAATTTTAAATTAAACATTGAAGCGATGAGCGGATTCGAACCGCCGACCTCTGCTTGTGGTGCTCTTCCGTTAAGCTAAGAGTATTTCTTGAGAGACTCGAACTCTCAACCATCCACCACACACAGCGCTCTAACCTGCCTGAGCTACATCACCTTTATATACATAAAGCAAATACCTCGATTTGCCGACAAACGTCTAACTGATTTAGTTTTACAACGATACGGCTTGACCATTAACCACAGCATTATATCGTTGAGAAGCCCGCCTACGTCAGTAATCCCTTTCGGCACGTGTCGGCTTCCAAAACACCATTTTACCAATATGTCAAAGAACTCTTCTCTGTTGTTCCCAGTCTCCCTTCAAGGGCAGGCTCAAAGACCGGACTGGGTACCGGATAACCGGCGGTTTGGTTTGACTTTAGTGAGGGTTAGAGAATACTTTGGTTGTTCTTCAAAACTATGTCCATTAAGTTTCGTTGCGATTCAATAAATTTCTTCAAATCATCACATTGGGAAACTTTCTCTCTATAAAATCCACGTTCTGATTCTAAATCTCGTTTGAGTTTTTCATTTTCACCTCTCAAAGAGCTGATCAACGCGTCTCGTTCTTCAATCACAGCTTCATATTTGTCTCGCTGTATTTCTAGTTCGGTTCTTTTATCCATTGTTGTATAATTTGATTAATCTCCGACGTAATGTGCACCGTAATGAGTACTATTTGGGTTGTAGTAAGCGGAAGCGGGAATATTAAGGTTATTATATTCCTTGCTAGGTGTAGCTTTGGCAGTCTTGCTCATAGCTTCATGTCTTTCAGCTAAAAATTTATCAGTTCTTGATTTCACTGCTTCCGGTGAGAAACTTTCTTGGAGTTTTGCGAAGCTCCATGCAGATTTTAAACACTCTGAAAATGTTTTTCCACCCTTCTTGTAATTGCGGTGTGCAGACTTCATTATTTGTGATAAATTGTAGCTCATAATCGTTATTTTTTAATTGGTTTTATCAATCATTTTTTGTATGTTTGTATGATTGATTGATTTATGATGCAAATGTAATCCAAATATGGATAATTTCAAATCCAAAAGCCTATTTTATTATCCATATTTGGATATATTAACTTTATAGTAGTTTTTATGATTAATAGAATTAAAGAAGTCATAGCCCTTTCAGGGCTATCTGATAGGGCATTTGCCATTAAATGTGGTATTAAACAAAACACATTGAGTAGACAATTAGGAGGGGTAAGTGAGGTTAGCGCCTCAACTATTAATGCAATATTGGATAACTACGAAGAAATATCCGCAGAATGGCTGTTAAGAGGAAAAGGTTCTATGCTTCTTCAAAAAGAAGAAACAGAACCAGGAATGGATAAATTGAAAAGTATAGTATATACCATCGCCAATTTACAAGATGAGATTAATGAAAAGACGATGCTCACTCAACGTCTTTTGGAAGAAAATCAAAAACTGAAAGGTGAATTAGCTATGTTAAAGAATGAAAGAAATATAGGATAAACCAACAACACAGAAATGAAAAAAATACTATTACTAATTTTAGCTACAATGCCATTGTTCTGCTTTGCTCAAAAAGTAGACACAAAAATAGACGATTTTACAGGTGAGAAAGTAGTTACAACATCGTGGGAAAAGATTTACTCGGGTGGTGCAACAGGTAAGAATCAAACACGAATAAGATTCAGACACGAAGGCGGTGTAGATTTGATAGAGTTTCGTGTCTTCACAGACTGTGCTACTTCGTGTAATAAAGGACAAGAAATGCTCCTCAAAACGAACGACGGAATTATCAAAGTAAAAAATGTAGAATATACGCTAGCAAAACCAGGGGATTGGACCCCAAATGGCATTAATAGCAAACTAGGAATTTATATTGTATGTCTAGGGAGTGATTTAGAAAAGCTCTCAAACGAAACAGTAACTAAAATGCGGCTAACATTTAGTGATGGATATAGAGATATAGCTTTGAAGGAAAAGGATTCTTCTAAGCTACAAGAGTTATACAATCAATTCAATAAAGCCAAATAACAACCTTGAGTATCGTTTTATGAAAAAGATATTAATCGCATTAATGCTTATTATACCACTTTTTGCAAATGCACAAAAAGATAATAATTTAGCATTCAAAGATTCGTTGAATATATATAAGGATACTTCATCCGAATATCACTCAAAATTAGATTCACTATATTCTAGTTTCGAGGAAAAATATAAAAATCAACAAGTTACTAATATTGGTGGCATTCCTTTTGGGATTTCTAGAGAAGAAGCATTACCCATATTAAGAAACAAGTATGGAGAAGAAATGTATAATCCTAAGAAAAAAAACATATTGTCTTTTAATAATATAAAGTATGCTGGTGTGGATTTTAATACTGTGCATTTTCTTTTCCAATCAGACGGAATTAATAGTTATTTTAATACTTGCATATTTGTTTTAAACGCAGATACAGAAAAAGAAGCAATTGACAAACAAAAAAAAATGAGCGATATTTTGTCTAAAAAATATGAATTATCTTGCGTTAAAGATGCCAATGGACTTGATTCATACGGTGGTGGCGTATCCCCATTATGGGATGGACATTGGAGTTCGTTGTTAAAAGAAGAATATCTCACAGCGATCCATACAGATATAATCAAGTACGATGAAGAGCTAGCAAAAGACACTGGAATCAAATATGCTACTCGTATAATCTATGGTCCTTACAATTATATTAAAGAAGAGTTTTAGTTCCTAATTATATTATCAGCAAACAACAACTATTATAAAATTACAATATGCGCCCAATTAGAACTGTACCCCCAAAAGATGAAAGAGAATATCCTTTAGTTATAACAGCTGAAGAAAAGGATAAAGTATTAAATTATATTTTGGTTGTAGCAAACGGGAAAAGAACAGCTAAACTAAATTATAAAGATATACCAGACCTTAGGATCAGTAAAGAACAATATGAAATAGTTTTGAAAGAATTTAATAACAGAAAATTCATTGACTATAATATGTACGATATTGAAGATATTGAATTTGATTTAGAGCCTGGAATATACAATTTTATAGAAAGAGGAGGATTTACAGTTGAAAGAGACTTATACACTATAAATTTTGATGTTCTTGAGTTGCAATTAAAACGATTGGAAAAAGAATTAAGCCCGACCACTGCAATAAAGGTCAATAATGTTGTCGCAAATGCTAAAAACGTTACAGAATTAGTGATCGGGC